AGTGGAATCGCCATTACAAGCCACGAACGTAATCTGTCGCTGCTCTCATACCAGCGGCGCGACCTCGATTAAAGCCGTCTTTAACGCCCTCTTTATACCCGATACTCCAGCCGACTAGAAACCAGCCGACACTACAAGCGATCACGACCACCGCTAATTCCAATATAGTAAACATCTTAGCTCCCGATTCCGGGTGCGACTTATTCGCTCCCTAGTTATAGGGTGAACTAAAAGTCTGACATTTTCAAGCCTTACGCCTAACTAGCGGCGTGTCGAGTTGCTTAATAACAAGCTGTAAATTTCATCAACCCGCTTTTCAAGCCGCGAAACTTGATCCTTAACACTTGCTCCAGAATTAGGCTTTAGCTCTGATAAGTAAGTTTTAACTAAGAATCGAATACCCGTTAAAAATGCCGTTAAGAGCGTGACCATAGCCACGCCCATAACAGCCCAGTCGTTAGCGTTCACTCGATTTCGCGCCGAAGCTAACGTCTTTAGGATTCGCGTAACGCATGAGTAGCGGTAGAACGCCCGCGAGTAACCCGTATGCCAATTTCTTAGGATCGGTTTCCCCTGTCATATAAACGGCTAACGCTCCAGCGAGCGATGATCGTCCATAACTTGCCAGCATAGCTTTTAACTCTTTCATTACTTTTCTCCTAACCCCAGCGCCTTGATTAGCTCTAGGACTCTTTTTGGACTTACGTTAATTTCGAAGTGCATTTCGTCAGGACGATTCTTATAGTCGCCGCCCCAGAATAATCCATACTTCTTAGCCAGCGCCCGAATCATTGGAACTTTCTCAGCTGGAAACGTTCCTATCTTTCCTAAAATATGTTTCGTAGCGTTAAGGTCGATCGCCGTCCCCGACGCGTGATTGGAAAGGCGATCGGTGGAATTTCTAACTAAGCGAAACGCGTATCCCCAGTCGTCGAGCTGACCGCCGTCTAGCGGCTCGATCAGCTCGTTAAACTCTTTACAGAATCCGACGATCAAAGGTGCGACAGCTTCGGCGCAACGAATCTTTAACTGAGTGCCCGGTATTGCGTAGGACTTAATTCCGATTTCGGCTTGATCTTTACTAGCCGTCCAGCCGTTATAGCTCGTTAGAATCATGACGCAAATACTTTTCTAAAGATTTAGCAAGTGGTTTTGAGTAATTCCACTCTTTAATGTAATTGATACCATCGCCATCATCGCCCAGCACAATAGTTCCATCAAAGAAATAATCTTTTTCTGGAGTAATTGTAAGTTCAGGATAGACCGCAATTATTTCTGAATATAGTGACATTTTTAAGCTCCTAAGTATTGGCAAGCAAATACGCTTGGTCGATCATTTGCCGCTGTTCCGTTTACTTGTACGCCTGATCCGCTGTATTGAGCAATTTCTACATAATCGGCTACCGCTAGATTCATAATTAAAGTTTGTACGCTGCCACCCGCACCAGATTGCGCGCTTCTAAAACTTGTTAGCGTGTTAAAACGTACGCCATTTTTAATAATTGCCGATGTGTGTGTTTCATTTCCATCAGCAGTAGTTAATTGACCAGTAATTAAATACTTTCCAGCGTAACCAGATGGAATTGTTATTCTGCCAGTGTTTGTTGAATTGTCGTGAAACCCGTTTGTGTCAAACTCCTCGGAAGTAAAGGTAATAATTGTGTAGGTAGCTGCTGAGGTTGTTTGGTTTGCTACTTTTGTCAAAGAGCAACCCACGAACGCTGGCGTTGATGGTGTTGCCCACTCTGGAGCGGTTGCGCCGCTGTTAACTTTTAACACTTGTCCAGCTGTACCAATTCCTAAACGCGCTGGAACTGTTGCGTTCCGGTAAATAATATCGCCAGCGGTTGTCACTAAGGATTTAGGAATAGCGGCGTCAGCTAGATCATAAGCTGATTTCGTAGCTGTTGGAGTTGACGCTAGAACGCTAGATGTTGTCGATGTTGAGTCGCTAAGCTGTACCGCGCCTACGACGCTTGTCGTAGCGGCGTTAATTCCAATAGTTACAGCGCCCGAGCTGCCGCCACCTGTTAAGGGACTTGTCGCCGTAATGCCTGTAATGTCGCCCTGATCGTTAGGTATCCATGTAAAATCTAAATCTGTTGCACTCGCTTTAGATAAGATATATCCACTAGCGCCGCCTAATAAATCGACGAAATCGGTATCAACCGCCTGACCGAATACCTCAAAATCAGCTGGTAAATCGGTAACGAGATCGGTACTTGTCGGCATTTGCCAGCCGAAATTTGTTGTTGGATTTGCCATTTATTCTCCTATGCTACGACTAACGCGGTTTCCCACGTTAGAGACCCGGTAATAGTATTCCATGCTTCCGCCGGATTGACTTGCTCCCACTTCATGGCTTGCAGCGAGAAGCTAACTGGCGAAAGATTTAAAGTTATAGCGATTTCATTATAGGCAGCCTTAAAGCTCCAGCCCTCGACGAAACCTTGAAAGATCGCGCCCATGTTGACCGGTAAATCCTGTATCGATAGCGGTAAGCCCATGAATACGTTAATTAGTGCGTCTCGATCCGAGTCGTCGATTTCAGGATTTGTCAGCTGGAAACTAATTGACTGGAAATTAGCCTGTGGCGTAGCTCTTAACTCTAGGTAAAAATCGGCTTGATCTTGCGCGTCGGCTTGATGTTTAACTGTTGTCGAAATGGATTGCGCTAGGCGTCCATAAGTAGCGATCGAAACTAAATCCTCGGAGCTGACTTCGCTTGAGCTGTTAGCGCCATATTTCAGGCTAATATCGTTTCGGACGTCGCCAGCTCTAGTCTGAATCTTTAGCCCGTTAAATATCGCGTGATTTGCCGTTACTTCGGTGTAGCCGTTTAGCCCTAAATAAATCGATCTATGAGTCGAGTCCGCGTAACTAATCCGACCGCTTGCGTCCTCGTAGATGTAACCGAGTCCCGAAGTCGCGAGAGCTGAGACGAGCGAATAGATGTCTGTCGTATTTGATGATCGAGCTGCGAGCTCATAATTACCGGGACGATCTATCTCGCCTAGTCCTACGTTCTCGGCATATTCCCACGTCGTCGTCGGATCATAATTTGCCCATGTTAAAGCTGCTGGAACTTCGCCCCAGTTATTTAGAAGTAAATCCTGTAAGACTTCCCATATTTGCTCGCCGTCGAAATCCTGATTTAACACGCCAGTAGTTAAGGCTTTAGGTAAGCGGCTTAGTGCGCCTAAGGCTGTGATGTTAATAGTTTGATTTATTGCAACACTTCCAGCGTTTGAGATTTCTATTCCTGAATCGACGACAGTTCCGCCGAAAATGGGAACGTAAGTCGCTGTCGAATCCTGAAGTTCGATCGTTACTGAATCGTTTATGTTTATGTTAACGATTGCCTGATTTAGGTTAATCAGCTGTAAATTACAATAGCCCGCTTGCGCTTGTTGGTAGATATTATCTCGACCGCTTGAAATTGTTAAATTTGCCAGCGTGTAAGTCGTATATTCGACGCCCTGAATCTTTACGCGCCATACCGGATTAAATACTGTCATGAGAACGCCAGCGCACTCGCGCCATTAGTCCCGCGATAGAAACTGTTATTTAACACGTTGACAATGCTTCGGGCTGTTCCTTCTTGATCTATTGCGCCCGATACGTTAATAAATATATTTCCGCCGCCGCCGCCTAATTTGTTATTGGGTACGATCCGACCGCCCGATGACGGAACGAATAGCTCAGCTCCCATTTCGCCCACGATGTAAGGCTTATTAGCTTGGACAGTTCCACCTTGAGCGAGCTTAGGTATCTTAGGTAAGTCTTTACCGCCCGTTATATTGTTAACGATGTTATAGCCGCTAATAAGTAAATTTAACCCTGTGATAACTAGGTTAACGGCAGCCACTAAACCTTTCATAGCTAACGAGATTCCGTTGATTAGTAATGCAATTCCACCAAACGCTATTTTAAACGTTCCACCCATGAACGTAGCTACTGGCTTGGCTAATACTAGAAAAGCCGTTATTCCTACGCCTAGCAGCTTAAAAAATCCTGTGTTATCTGAAACTAGATCGCCAATAGCGCCAAATATGTTTTTAACGCCCTGAATAACTGGAGTTAAGGTAACTTTAAAAATGGGAATAATGTATTTGTTCAGATAGTCCCATAGTGCCGTTAAACCCGGAATAAACGTGTCTTTGAAGTATTTTCCAAGAGTCGTAAATACTGGTGAAAGTTTCTCGCCAATATCTGTTGATAGCGTGGTAATAATTGGAACGATCTTGTCTGTAAATATAGTAAGTAGTGGAGTGATAGCGTCTAATACAAACGCTCCGACTGTCTCTTTACCCTCACTAAACGCAAGTTTAAGTCGATCCATTTTGCCCGCAAACGTTTCGGCTTTTTCTGTCGCTTGTCCGCCGAAAGTTTCACCGAGTAATTTAGTGACTTCATCTAGGCTCATAGTTTTAAGATCGGCAGCGTCAAGTCCGATTCCTAGTTTAGCTAACCCGCCGACGTTGCCCTCGACCGCTTTACCGAGCGCGTTAGATACTGTTTCGAGTGACTTACCAGTACCAGCGGAAATATCAAACGCTAAACTAGCTAGTTTTTGCGCTTCCTCAACGTCGCCAGTTGCGCGGGTTAATCGCTCAAGCGCTGGACGTAACTCGTCGTCTGTAATACCTAGCGCGAGTCCCTGTTGAGTAATGTAGCTTTCCGTAGCGGCTATTTGTGCGTCGGTTGCACCGGTAACGTTCTTTAAAGTAGTCGCCAGTTTAGCTTGAGCCGCTTCATCCTCGATCGCCGATTTAACGCCGTCGACTAGCAATACTCCAGCATAAGCAACAGCAGCAGCGCCAGCGGCCGCAAATGCTAATCCCGCTTTTTTGCCAAATCCGTCTAATTTGCCGCCGAATCCTTCGGTTTCGGTATTAGCTTCGCCTAATCCTTTTTTCAGATTATCGACGTCCGCTAAGATCGAGAGCTTGAGCGTTCTTGATCCCTCAGCCATTAGTCAAACCTCTTAACTATTGAAGTAAAAGCTTTTTCCCACTCAGCGATCAGATAACTTTGCTCAGCTCGCAGCGTTGGGTAAATAAAATATCCGGTCGATCCGCGCCCGGTTGATCCTGACCAGATTGGAAATTGTTTCCATTTATTTGATCCGAACTCTGAGCCGCCCCATAGATCGCGAGTAGAAGCACCCCCGCTAAACTTTTGAGAAGCAAAGCCGATAGATAGTTCGCCAATTTTTGACGACGTACTAACTTTGATTCCTTCTGCTATTTTTCCAGCTACTTTCCAATTGAATAATTGACCCGAAGCCACGACTATTTTGCCCTGTAAATATGTAGCTAACGCGCTGGATTGCTGTTTAGCTTGCGAAATAGCTTCGTCGTCCATAGCCTTAAACGCGCCAGTAATAGCTCGAAGTTCAGCTTTGTCGTATTGAACGACTTCCTTACTTTCCGCCATTTCTTTTCTCCAGTATCTCGAGCGCCGTCAATATGTCCGCCGCGTCCACCCAGTTACTCATCGGAATCCCTGTCGCTATTGACAGTTCGATAATTAAGTAACTTAGGCTTCCTCGGCTATAACTTTTGGGACTTCCGGATCTCCGACTGTAATATCGACGATCATTTCGCACCATACGTCGTAAGGCTTTACTGGCTTACCAGCTGCCTCACGTTTTAATGCGTTCCACGCTAAAAACATTAGATCGGATATTCCGATCTTTTCTTGCGCCTGTTGAATTGTGTATCCAGTTTTCTGTTCCCATTTAGCGAACTCTGGCGGTTGCGC